GTTAGATCATCTTGTACTTTTAAATCTACTACGCTAAGACTAGCAAAAGCGTCAACTACTGCTGCACCACTTCCTGCTCCGTCTAAATAAACTGCTTTTGTATCTCCTGGAGGAATAGTGATGTTAGCTCCACTGCCTTGGGAAATAATTATGTTTTGAGAACCACTTGTACCATTTTCGATAAAGTGCATTCTGTTAAGAGTATTAGGTGCGATAGTAATAGTACAAGCAGAATCTAATGTACCTGTATATTCAAGGTACATAGCTCTTCCAGGATCACTAGCTCCGTCTGCTACTGTAGTGGTGTGAGTATCGGCGTTAGTAGTTATGCCTTCTGTGCCATAACCTAAAGCTTCCCCGATTAATTCTAAGTTAGTATTGGTACTAGTTCCCCAAGTTCCGGATTCATCACCTGTAGCGATTTCCTTTAGTCTTAAGTCATTTACGTATGTTGCCATTGTTTATCTCCGTGCAGATTTATTATAAGTTGTTTTTTCATAAAAGTTAAGCCACTTGTTGCCAGTTTGGATCATTAGTCGCTGTTACAGTGTTCCATATAGTTGTTTGAGCATCATCCGTGTCGCTCCAAACGAATACACTTCCAAGTGAACTTGTTGCTTGTTCTAGTTCAGTTGAAACATTTCCTTTAGAAACTGTGGTGACAGTTCCTAAACTTGCAGTCATTGAGTAACCAACAACTGATAAATTATTATTGGTTGAAGTTACTGGTGTGCCTATAGCACTAGTACCAACTGTGCCTGCTCCAGTAAGAGTAACAATAGCTTCACCGTCTACAGCTACCGAAAGACTACCGACTGAACCTGATAAACCTGGGACTGAAGCTACTGCTTGAGCATTAACTCCTGCTTGGGGTGCTCCTACTGTTGCTGCTGCTGGTGCGGTAAGGGTAACGGGAATAGTTCCTTCATCCCAACCGAGCTCACCAAAACCAGCTCGACCCCAACCACTTAGTAGTTGAGCCATTTTACGCTATTCTTATAATCGCCGTACTTGCTGCTGCTGCTGGAAAAACAATAGTGAAATCACCTGAGGTAGAAGTTTTATCTCCACCAAAGTCGATTGCTGCTACTGATTTATCACTATTGGTGTCGTTGTAAATTAGACACCCTCTAGCCGTTACGGTTGCGTTACTAAAAGTTAAATCAGAGAAATCTGTAAAACCTGTAGTTCCACTTGAAGTGGGATTTATATTAGTAAGAGCAGCACCTGTGGCTGTGTAGTTGGTTCCACTAACTTCATTAGAACTAGTATATGCTGTTGTAGTCGCACCTAAAGATGCAGAACTTGTATATAAAGCTAACTTAAAACTGTTGCCTCCAGAGGCTAAAAAGTTATGTGTTGCTTCTAGTAATTCTTTTTTAAAGCTTGTTGTAAGTGTAGATGTAATTGCCATTATTTAATTTCCTTTAAAATGTTCGCCATATCCGCATGACCTTGAATAGTTAGTTCGCCGTTCAGTGTCACAACATGACTGTTCATTGCCTGTTTAATATGATATAATACCTGTTCATAAATAGCTAGTCTGTAAGCTTCTGCTTGTTGTCGTATGTGAGGAGCTGCATTTTCAGATATACCACAAATACGTAACGTACAACGTTCCGCCCAGAACTCAGGTGAATGACCTCTATTATCCGTAGTTGCCACGCCAATAGTACCTAAACCAACTTCTGTTGTTACATCTATCATGATTGTGGAGACCTTCTAATTTCATCATATTTATATTGATCTCTAGTGCTTTTAGCTTCACCTAAGTTTTTAAGCATCGCCATAGCCTCTTGGAATCTTTGTTCATAAATACCTATTGCTTCAAAGTTTTTTAAGTAAGTACAAGCTTCTACTAAACTACCATACAATAATGCGTTTGTTGCATTTTCAGATAACCAAGTAGTTCCATCATCTGTTCCTTGTGTTAGTGAGTTTGGTCTATAAAAGTAGTGTAGTTCAAAAGTGAATCCTGTGCTTGGGGTAGGGGCTATTAAGAACCTAGTGTTATCAAACTCTGAATAATACTCAGGTGTTCCAGAAGTAGAAACTAAAGGTTGAAAATCTCTAATAAAAGAAACATGTTTTAATTTTAGATAGTTGTACTTACCGTCACTTTGTATAACAGCCAAACTAAAAGGAGATAGAAAATCTGTTGGGGAAGCTAGATATGGATTATCTTGAGTTCCTACACCTGTTGCATTTTTTCTAAAAACGTCTAACTGAACGCCTTTTAATATTCTTTCTTCTGTACTCAGAATAAAATTAGGAATATTAGATACTAGTGAAGTTTCTGTACTTTCAATATAATCTTTTATTGCTGCTGTTAATGTTGCCTTTGTCCAACTCATAATGGTAATATTACTATATTTACGTTCCCAAGACTACCCGTTACTTCCGTCATGGTAAATTGAGATCCTATTGTGTTACTGTTACCGGCAAACATAATAGGTGAACTAACACCTTTATCATTTACAGGGTTTGAAATAATTACTTTACCTAAATGCATAGTTGGTGTAGGTTCAGTTGGTCTTGGATTTCTTAATGCTTCAGGGTCAACTCTGTGTCCTCGTACATCTAATTGAGGGTGCTTAGGTTCAAAACACTCATGGCATACTCTTAAGTTATTCCATTCTTTTCTAAGTTCAAGATAACCGTAAACAAAACCACATCTATCACACTGTGCTAACGAGTGCTTACCAGAAGCGTAAGCCATTAATAAGAGTTCCTAGCTGGAGTAAGAAAAAGTGAAGCTCTACCACGATCTTCTTGAGCAGCCAATTGAAAGTCTTGTTCATACTGTTGCTTTAACATACCTGCTTTTTCAGGGTTCTTTTTTAAAGCTAAGTAATAAGATAACCCACTAGCCATACAAGGAATAAACCTAGATGGTACTTCAGGGTCTTGGTTAGAAGCAGAAGCGTCATCAATCCTTTGTATTGTGTTAGCTATTAATGTGTACGTTGCTGTGTTGTCAGGTGTTGGCCAGACATTTAATACGGGGGTAGTTTGCCTATCTAAAAATATTTGGGTAGGTCTGCCTTGTATTGTTTTATCAGGGATATTAAGATACTCTGTTCTACCTATACGGTCTACGGCTAAATCAGTTGATTTACCAGCACTATCCGTAACTCTTACTACCGCTGAAACTATATCAATATCAAAAGAGTTTAAAGAGTAACTAGCTGTGCCTGTGGTTAACGTTGTACTAACTTTTTCTATAGTCCAAAGATTTATACCTCTGTTAGACCAATCAGCGAACATTATGTTTAATGAACGTCTAGCAGTTTCGGCATCGTAACCTGTTCTAAGTTCAACCCCTGCTAATTCATACGCTTCTTCTATAGTGTCCGCAATACTTAAAGAGAATGTCTTAGTTCCTGATGTTGCCATAATTATGCATGGAACACAGTCATAGTCAGGAACGTAGATACTGTATACTGAATATAGATACCAGAACTAAATTTTGTACCTTCATCTGGGATGTTAAGATCTCTAGTGGCTGTAGCGTCTGCTACTGAACCTAGTTTTAGCACAAGTGTTCCTGATGGAGAAGTAGTTACAAAAGATAAGATACCTGCTGTACCGGTACTAGTAAAACTAACACCTTTTAATCTAGCTGCACTTATAACTATAACATCTGCTGCTGTAGCGTTAACTCCTGCTGATACATTACCTGCTGGATTACCTACTGCTGAAATACCTGATATCGTTAAAAAGAATTTAGTTCCAGTAGCTGTACCTGCATTAGCCCCTGTAATGGATTCTGTTTGTGCTGCACCGTTTATATCTGTACCTGTTACAGTAAATGATTTAGCTGCATCGTTACCCGCGGAAAGAATAGTTACTATCCTCCCATGCTTAAGTACAACTGCACCACCTGAAGCTAACGCACCCCCTATTACGAGGGCAGCATTATTTCCAACTGAGGTTGCTACTGATATTCCATCTGCATCTAAAGCTACTGTGTCCGCAGTAACTTGTACTGTTTTTAAATTAACAAAAGAATTCGCCATGGTTTACTCCTTAGATAATACCTGCAAGGTTAATTAATGAGTAATCAGTTGTTACATTAACAATCATAACTGTACCAATTACCTGAATAACATCTCCTGCTGCTGGTCCAACTGCACCGACAGCTCCTAATGGTACTGCGTGGTTACCAACTACTAATGTTCCTGAAGTTAACACTGTTGCTGGCCCTGAGACTGCAAACCAACCATAAGCACTAGCGGCCATGTCTACTATTGTTACACCAAGTGTAGCACCTGTAGTTGTGGCAGCTTGACCTATTAACCCACTACGAGGGTCAGGTATTAATGTAACTCTTGAACTTGTTGTTATAGCTGTTGCTAAATCATCGTAGCAAGTAATAACAATAGAAGGATCGCTTGAATGATCGTGTGCTGGATTAGATTTAATCCTAAGCATTTGGCCTTCACCTGCAGCATCGTTTACATAAAGATAACCATTTGCGTATTGGTTAAGAGTAATGTCAGTACCAGCAGTTTCTACTGATATTGCTGTTTCACCCGCTGCTACACCTGCTGTTGGTGTTAAATCAAAATGGTGTGCAATTGATGCAGCGTGAGTTACACATTTACCTGCGGTTACTGCAACTGCTGCTAATCTACCATATGCATAAACAGTATTACCATAAAGTAATCTACTTCCTAAAGGAAATAACTCTGTAAGTCCTGAAGTAAACGGATCAACAGTATTATATTGGCTACCACCTTTACCTACGATAAAGTCAGCAGGGCCATATCCTGTTGTTGCTACATACTGAGTATGTGCGCCAGAATCAGTAAAAATATTACCGTCTGCATTAATTACTAAACCATCAGTGATGGCTCCCGTTGCTGCTGTTACATCAATAGTTTTGAAACCATTTTTTGATCGGACAGCACCGTTAAATGTTGTATTAGCCATGTAAATCTCCTTGTCGTGGCAAATGTCAAACGTAGAATACGTCTGTCAAGGTAATTTTTATATTATACACAGACTTGTGTAAAAAGAAAGGGCGATTTGCACCGCCCCCTCTAAATTGTGTTACGCTCCAGGTGAACCAAAGATCCCTAATGGATCTGATACACCAAAGCTGTACCGCTCACGAGCCTTGTAACGACTATTACCTGTATCAAAATCAGCGTCCATAGAGGTTGCCATTTTACTACGTGTAAAGTGTTTAAGACCATTTGGTACATCAGTTAACATAAACCAAGCATCTGTATCTGTTAGATAGTGGTTTACTGTGTAGCCTCCAGGAACAGCGCCATTGCTGCGGATTGCATTTAGATCGTTATCTGCTGTGCCTACACGACCTTCTGTTTCCAACAACCTAGTAGCAACGAATTGCAAGTTTGGTGGAATCACAAGTTTGCGAGGTTTTGCAGCGATCAACAAGCCGCGCTCGTCTGTCCAACCTGCTACTTGAATGATAGCGGCTTCAAGAGAAGTCTCATTCAAATCTGCCGCAGTAGATGGCTCATTCGAGTTAGTGCCACCACTGATTAGCGGGTGGTCAGTAGCACAAAGCTCTTTCCCATCGCCATAAGTAGTGCCTGAAGCAAAGGCATTATTAAGAATTGTAGCTGCCTTAACTTGTTTTGTGTACGCCATAGCGCGAGCAAGTGCTTTAGTATAACGAGCTGATAAAGAATCATACAAGTTATCCTCAATAGCCTCTTCAGTAATTGAAAAGCCCATTGCCACTGT